TTGATTTTTTATCTGATTTTTCTGCACCTAGACCTAGCCCCGTTTCATCAAGACATATAATATCATCAATATCACAGTCACTTCCAGAACCGCTGTCTGTTTGGTTATCACTTGTATAAGATGAACGCGAAGAGCATGAACCAGATGTAAATGAGTCACTACTATCGCTGTCACTGTTAACATGCGAATCCTTGTTTAATACAATACTGTCGGTTCCTTCAAGTATATTTCCAGCATCAGTAACTATATCATCTAGTTGCGACGTCAATGTAACATCGTCGCATAACACGCACGCATTAGATAATTCTTTATTATCAGAAGATACATTAAATAGAGAACTTAGTTCAGTATTAATTTTATCAAAGTCTTCGTGGACAATAATATTATTAGAATTATCAGAATTATCTGATTCCTGTATGTTTTCATTTTCAGCGATTATAATTTTTTCCTTTTTATTTCTTGTATTTTTTTGTTGTCTATGTACGTAGTTTGAATGGTTACTATCATTGTCATTGTCTACGCTTTCATTATCATCGGAATATTCAATATCTTCTATATCAAAAAGAATATTCTTATTTTTATTAAAAAATGGGTTTTTATCTAAATAGTCTATATCGTCAATTACGTTATAGTAAAAATCCTTTTTAATAGCATTGAAAGAACCATAGAAATTAAGACCATTAATAAAGTCATGACAGTTTAAAACTTGACTTGATAAGTATGAAAAAAAACCATCAACATATGCTGCATTATTTCTATCATTTGCTTTTAAATGCCCCTTTTTTTCAAGTTTCGATAATATCGGAATATTTATAACTTCCTCTTCTATATTTAAATTTTCATATTTTCCTGACATGTATTTAACAGGATCTATTAAAGGAGAAAATTTAATAAAAATCGGTTTATGAAGAACTGTTAAAGATTCTGAAGTGCTTTTAAAGGCATCTACAACTGCGGCTTGTATATTATTTTTATCAACAACACCTGATAAAGCGGATACATAAAAACGTTGATTCAAATTTATAGAGTTATAGTTTGTCTCATTTAAATTAAAATAGTTTTCATATATGGGGATGTAATTTTTACTATTTACTATACCAAGCTCGGATTCTTCTAAAGAAGTAAATAAATCACGAGTGTTAAGTTTTCTATAGTTTAACGAAAATGTGTTTTCTCCAAAAATGGGCTGATCGTCGCAAATATCCATCGTCGATTACTTAATTATTTAAATACATATTTTTATTATGTTTTAAACTAATAAAATATACTAAAAACATACTAAAAACCTACTAAAACATAAATATGCGTTGTAAAATTATATTTTTTAATATGTAGTATAAATAAGTAAATATATACATAATAAATGAGTGTAGGTTTAGAATTAGCAAAATTTGATATGCGGTCAATTAGTTTTAGACCCGATGAAAATAAAGGACCTGTTATTGTTCTTATCGGACGACGTGATACAGGTAAAAGTTTTTTAGTAAAAGACTTAATGTATTATCATCAAGATATTCCTATCGGAACGGTTATATCCGGTACAGAGGCAGGGAACGGTTTTTTTGGAGAGCATGTTCCTAAATTATTTATTCACGATGCTTACAATACGGCGATTATAGAAAATATTTTAAAACGACAAAAAGCCGTATTAAAACAGATGAAAAAGGAGATAGAATCTTATAAAAGAAGTACGATTGACCCTCGCACATTTGTGGTATTGGATGACTGTCTTTTTGATAATAAGTGGACAAAAGATGTAATGATGCGTCTACTTTTCATGAACGGTCGTCATTGGAAGATCATGTTAGTAATTACGATGCAGTATCCTCTAGGTATTCCACCCAATTTGCGAACAAATATTGATTATGTTTTTATTCTGCGTGAGCCATATATTGGAAATCGTAAAAGAATTTATGAAAACTATGCAGGTATGTTTCCAACATTTGAAAGTTTTTGTCAAGTTATGGACCAGTGTACGGAAAATTATGAATGTTTGGTAATTAATAATAATGCTAAGTCAAATAAATTGCACGACCAGATATTTTGGTATAAAGCACAAACACATGGTCCATTTAAATTGGGTGCAAAAGAATTCTGGGAGATGTCTAAGGATATTCACTCGGATGATGAGGAAGAACAGTATGACCCAGCAAATATTAAACGCAAAGGTCAGGGACCGAAAATCAAAGTGAATAAAAACAAATGGTAATAATGGTAATATTTTTTACTTTAAAAAAGCGACAAAAAAGATGTCATAATCTTTTTCTCATTATCTTTTGATATGTTATTTGTATCAATATCATTGTTATCTAAGCTATGAACTGACCCAAGGCATACATTTGGAATATTAAAATAATTTGAAAGAAGTATAGTAACATAAATACTTTCTGAACCTATAAATAATTTATTAACATTATTTTTTTCATATGTATCATGCATTTCATATTTTAATTTTGTATTATCATAATTATTTATAGTAACTGTATCATTGACTAGATACTTAGTTTTTACATATATATTAGTAGTTTCAATATAGTTCTGGAAATCTCTACTATATTTATAATTTTTAAAATCGTTAGCTATAACAGCAGATGTTACTTGACAAATATTTTCAGATTTAAAATAGTTGCTGTATATAATAGATAAATCTACTATACATGATGGCTTTAATTCGGTAATAATATCCTTTAGTTTTTCTAATAGATATTTTTTATTTTTGTATTTTCCAAAACTGCTTCTCGTCATAAAATAATAATTATCATCATATACATAAATAACACCGTTTAATAATTTTATTTTTTTTGTATATTCCTTTATGTTTACAGTAAAAAAACGAAAGTAATTTTCAATATGTAAGTTATCTATAATTATAAAAGCATTTTTAATATTTACTTCAAATTCTGCACTATCAAATTTACGAGAAAATGGTTTATTTTTACTATTTTCTATAAAATCTAATATCCACATATTTTCTGACAATTTTGCAGGTTTATGGGTAAAAATACTATTTATCCAATAATAATTTTTACCTTGTATTACTGAAGGAGACATAGTAACAATACTATCAATACCTAAAATATCTACTGAATATTTAACATTATTTATTTCTAATTGAACATATGTATGTATCAATTTTCCTGTATCATTTTCGAAATAATAATGATAACCATTTGGTGTTTTTTCATATACTGTATCTTTTGGAATTTTTTCAATTAAAAAATCGGCACTTTGTATTCCATCTTTTGTGTCTATATCTAATACTATATAATTATTCGGAATAAATCCGATAACATTTTTATTTTTAAACTCGCTTTTTATAGTTTCTTTTTTTAATTTTACATGTTTTAAAATATATTTTTTCTTTATTTCCTCGATATATAGGATATTATAATTTTTCACATTTAATCCCATGTCTTGTAATTTATAAAAATCTGTTTTTAAATTATACATATATAATGCATTTGATGCTGCTCTATATAGTAAGTATAAGCATATAATAAGAGCAGCTAAAATAAATAATAAACAAACTAGACGAATAAATATATTATCCGAATTAAATGATTTAAAATAGTTAGTTACTACATATTGTTTTACCTTTCTATTCATACCAATTAATAACAAAATATTATATATTAATGACATATAATATTTAACATATAATATTTAATAGTTGATATCGCATTTTAATACTTTTATTTTGTTTTGTTTTGTTTTATTTTATTTTATTTTATTTTATTTTGTATCCTAGTTTTCAAAATGCGTCAACTTTGACAAACCGTGGTCAGTCTTTTTATCAAGAACAACATTCTCGGCCTCGAACATGCTCTTCTTAATATCATCGACCGATGCATCCTCATCCAGTCCATCAAAATTAGCAACATTTGAAATGCCGACCAACTCACCATCAGCATTAATCGTTTGCGTAAGTTTATTACCAGACTCCTCAGCTTTCTTCATATTCTCTTCAATGGCCTTCTGTCTAGCTTCGCGCACACGTTTCTCAAACTCCTGTTTTGCAGTATCTTCATTCTTCTTTTTATCGGACATAAGTTGGTTGAGTGTCTCTTCCATATACTCGACGCGTCCAGTCTTATATGCCTCTGGGTGGAAAGGAACCCACATACCGACTTGTCCTACATAAATGTCATGATTAGGATCAACCTCGCGCAGCAATTTACAGCGAAGCTCTGCCTCGCCTTGTGTAGCAAAAACACCACGTACTTTGATACCTCGTGTAGACGTCTGAAACTCGTGTTTCTCGCCGAATTTCTGCTCAAGTTCGTCCTCATTATTGTCCAAAAATGTTTTATAGTCGTCGCTAATTAGTGTTCCCGATGTTGCACGAATCGTCTCACCCTCTTCCTTTGTAAACTCCTGGAAATCTGCGGTAAGTTTATCGAAAGAAAGAGAATACTTAAATGACACGAAATTAAGAAACTGTGTAAATTTTTCCATGGACTTTTTATAATCCCACTGCTTCACAAACTCCTCAAAAAGAAACTGCTCCTTCTGTTTAATAATATGTTCTGGAGAAACGAATGAAAGACATACAAATTTTTGACCAGCAATCGGTTTATCTTCCTCCAAAAGATCGGCATATTTGGGATTTTCCTTTCCATCGGGCAAATATTTAGGAGTAACTCCCTTTGGTAAACTATTGGGTTGAGACATTATAAGTATAATTATAATATATATTTAAATAATAATTTTAAGTTAGTTTAACCATTTATTAATTTATATAGTTTACATTTATTTTCATTATTAAATTAAAAATACATGTTTAAGAATATATCAAATATCAAATATCAAATATCAAATATAAAATATAAATATATCGAATATTATATAATATTTTTTTCTACATTATATTTATAATGTACGGAACACTTGATTTTAGTGAGCTTTTTAAGCGCTTTATTAAGTATATTATCGAAGGTCTTTGCGTTGCGATAGTTGCTTACTCCATACCATCTCGCACTCTTAAATTGGACGAAATTGCATTGATTTCTCTTGTAGCTGCCGCCACTTTCGCTATCCTTGATGTTTATGTCCCCACATTAGCCGTTTCTGCTAGAACGGGTGCTGGTTTCGGTATCGGTGCTAACCTTGTTGGCTTTCCCACTCCCCTGAAGCTTTAAATATTAAATAGCTAAAATAAAAGTGACTATTTAAGGGTTGATATTTATTATTTAATATTCATTTATTAATACAATATTTATAATATAAAATATTGTATTATTTATATAGTATATAATACATAACATATAATACCAAATGTTAACATTAACCAAACTGTATTTAAAGTTAAACTCTATTCAAATTTTATTTGTATCACTTCTTTTGGTATGCTTACTTATTAGTTTTTACATAATGGTTACTACATTATTTTCAAAAGATAATACACATAACCATATATTTTCAGCATGGCAGTTTCCCATGTTACTTGCTATTTTAGTTGATATACTTTATAGCGCTTGAATATTTTAAAAAATATGTTTGTTAATTTGTTAATTTGTTAATATTATTGCGTAGGAATAAAAACCCAATTTAATTCTTCGCAAATTTTCTTCCAAATATCATCTTGTTCGATTCGTTTTTCCTTATCTTTCAACATTGGAAAATAAGAAAGAAACTCGCTCTTCTCAAGAAGCTCACACAGTTTATAAACAGTATAATAATAATTCAAAAAATTCACACGGTCATCCGGGCAAAATTTCGCATAAGGTCCTTGTATCTCCATAAAAAGATTACATAATGTCTCTTCTAATTCAGGCGTCATAATCGGCGGCTTAATACCGAGTTTATCCTTAATAAATGGGATATGCTCATAGTATTTATTATACCCTAATTTTTTGAGAACTTCCTTTGCTTTTGAATTTGTAAATTTCGAAAGAGGTATGCGTTCTTTATTAAGTTGTTGCTTGATATTTTCGAGAACTTCTTCAGGAATTTGCGTAGTTTCTTTTGCTTGAAACTGGGCGAGAATTTCTTTGAAATGGTTAATTCTTTTGTAAGCATAAAAGCATGCTTCTTTAGGTGGTTCTTTATAAGAAGGCTTCTCATTTTCAATAAGGTAGGTAACTTGTTTTGCACATACGTTACATACCATAATACCTTCATGTTCGACAGGAATCATTTCTCCTTTATTACATGATTGACATATATCGGTGGCGTAAATGTAGTCATTGATGTTAATAAAAGTCTGGTCAAGATTTGTAAAAAACTTTTGAACATTATTATCATTTGCACGTGTTAAAGCATTTTCATCAAATGTTTTGTCATTTACTTTAAAGAAGGAATTAAGGATAGTGGTTTTATTTGTCCCATTTGTAATTTCTTTTTTATTTTCAAAATAGTCGAAAATAAATCTGCTGTTATTCAAGTAATAATCTTTAATTTTTTTCTTATTTTTATAAATTTCTTCTTTTATATCGTATAAAGAATCTTGTAACTCTATTTTTTCATTAACATCTGCTATAGTCTCAGGATTATTTAATTTTGTCATTATTTCATTTTTTTTGCGAACTAACGTAGGTAAAACATCACTGTTAATTAAGTTGAACTCTGATTGTAACTCGCGATGAACACTATCCAGCGTCATTATTCTTTTTTTGTCTACAAAAATTTTTTTATTTGTTTTATGTTTAAAAGACGGCATCTATATATATCTATTATATTGTTATAAGTATAACTTTTTTAATATATAATAATTAATAATTATATCTATTTTAGTATTTTTTAATTATATAAATATTTATATACATATTTATATACGCATTTACATAAATGTACACTGGTCAACAAAATAATCAAAATATGAAAGTACAAAATACAAAAGTACAAAATACAAAAGTACAAAATAATACCAATGATAATAACGGTGTTAGTTATAATAACAACACAGACACGAATGATAACAACCATTCATTAATACATTTGATAAGAAAGTTTTTAGATACGAGAACGGAAACAGTACTGACATTTGCAGCAGCTGTAGCTATAGCAACTGCATTTAAAGATTTAATTTTAAGTGTAATAACTAATATTATTCATCCTTTAATAGTAAAGTTAATGTTACTTACTAACTTAAGTAACTATGTAAATATTTCATCATTAAACACATCACAGAATATAGTAACAAATTTATCACAGTTTGTAGTAAATATTTTAAGTTTCGTATTGATATTAGTAATAACATACTATTTGTTTCAAACAATAATTAATTCCAAATGATTCCAATTAGTTCCAATACATCTTCATTGTAATGTTTATATTTTTTATATTTTTTATATATTTTTATATTATTTATATTTTTATAACATAATATAAAATGACCGAAATGAGCTCTAAGTTAAAGACTGGCGACCTTCTTTTATGCGATGACCTTGAATATAAATCGTGGGGGTTACTTAGTTGGGTTATAAAATTTGCGACAAAGAGTGATTTTTCTCATGTTGGTATGATTGTAGTAGATCCAGAATTCACGAATGTTTCATTAAAGGGGACATATGTTTGGACGTCAGGTATTTCTGATGTCCCGGATCCGGAAGATAATACAAAGAAATTTGGTGTTCAGTTTGTTCCGTATGATCATTTTATTACAACATATGGTGGAAAAATATATGTTCGCAGAATAGAGTTTGAAAGCATAGAAGAGTATAACAAAATATTTAACTTTGAAAAGTTAAAAGAAATACACAAAGTTGTATATGATAAACCGTATGATATGGTAGTTACGGATTGGATAGAAGCTTATTGTAAAAAGGACCCTCATCCTCAGAAAACATCTAGATTTTTTTGTAGCGCATTTATTGGATATATTTATACAAAGTTAAGCTTATTTGATGAGGGGTTAGACTGGAGTATTCTTTACCCGAGTTATTTTTCTAGTGAAAACAAAACATTTTCTTTGAATCACAACGCAACCTTAACAAAAGAGCACCAAGTAGCAGGTTAAATTACATATAAAATAAAACTATTAAACTATAAAACTATTAAACTATTAAACTATAATGTTTAGGAATTTTTGTAGTGTATAAATTGTAAATTACGAAATATGTAAATATGAATAATGTAAATATGAATAATGTAAATATGAATAATGTAAATATGAATAATGTTAGGAATGCATTAATGTTTTCTCTATAAAAATAAAATAATGTTATCAAATAATTTAGACGTATGTACTAAAAGTGGTAAAACAGGTTATATAGAAGAAAATGTAGACGATAAAGCATGTAATACTAAATCTAGTTCGAATGTTTTAAAGACAAGTATAAATATAGAGTCATTAGATATTGTGAATATTAAGAGAGAAACATATTACAAAATGAAATTTATTATTAACTCTTTAGAAAAAAACTGGGCTATAAAGAAAAGGAAAACTATATTTTATTTAAAAAATTTAGAAGATTCTACGACGGAGATTATAACAGAAGACTATTTAAATAAACGGATTATTCATAAAATATACAACAGTAGTAATAGTAACAACAATGGTCAAGTGCATATGCAAAGTAATACTCCTAGTAATTTAGAAATACTTAAAAAGAAGGAAGATATAATACCATTAAAAGAGGGAATTCATACATTAAAACGTCTGATAGACAATGGTAAACTGGATATAAATGGTGAACAAAAAAATGATATTTACTTGATGATATTTTTGATGAATACTTTAGAAAATGGTTGGAGTATACGAAAAAAGAATGATAACTATGTTTTTAGGAAAAAGCATGAAAAACAAATGGAGATATACTCGGATGAATATTTAGTAAATTTTTTGAAGTCAAATATGAATAACATTATTTAGCGGTCTAACGATTTTATGATTTGGTGATTTAATAATTTGTTTATTTCACGATTTCACGATTTCATGATTTGGCGATGTGTTGAATTTAGGAAAAATGTCAACCGATTGATTATATTAATTATTAATTATTAATTTATAAAAAGTTAATTAAGATTTTTTATAAAATTTTTTTCTTTAGCAATATTATAATAAACAAAAATGGCAGGAGGTCTTATGCAACTTGTAGCTTACGGCGCCCAAGATGTCTATCTTACGGGCAACCCTCA